GAAAGTTTGCGATGCAGTTGACCTTTGCGTTGTATTGGATTGCGCTGACCTTGATGCTTTTCACTTTCTTTTCGAATCTTTCAAATCCAAACCATGACCTACCCAACCCTCATAACCATCCCCAAGTCGGACATCAGCAAGGCTGACATCGCCGACATCGCCGCTGGCCTCATCCTCCGCATTGAGGAAGGCGAGGTCAACCCCATCGCCGCCCATGTACGCTTGAAGGCGGTCGTGAAAGCCCTTGAGCAAGTCCTCAAAGCGACCGAGGACATCGTAAGGGACGAGGCGGAGAAACACGGCAAGACCTTCTCTGCCTTCGGGGCAGACATTCAAGTCAAGGAGGGGGCGCTTACTCCCGACTACTCGCACGACCAAGTGTGGAGCGACTTGCAGGCATGGGTGAAGGAAAGGGAAGAACTGCTAAAGATGGCCTTCCGCAACGCTGGCAAGGCAACGGTGTACGACGAATCCACGGGCGAAGCGGTCCCCGTGTGTCCCGCCAAAGGGACAAAACCAAGCATCGCTGTTACTTTTAAAGCCAGTTAAGATGCCCGAACAACCCATCCAAAAGAAAGGCTCTCAACGCCGAAACCGCAACGCAACGGTCAAGGCCGTGTACCTACTGCTCAACAAGCCTATGCGTGTTGAACGATTGGCCGAGGCCGTAGATTTGCCCCTCCGCCAAACCTACCGAATCATTACCCACCTCAAAGCAACGGGGTGGTTGCAAAGCGACAGGTCTTACTACTGGCTAACCATAAACCCCTAACCATGCCCAAACCCAAAGGAAAAGAAATCCAACGAAGGGTCGCCACCATCTACGCCGTGTCGTACCTCGCACAACGCCCATACAGGGCCACAGAACTCGCTGAAGTGCTTGGGGTGACCATCCGTACCACCTATCGAATCCTAAGCGATTTGCGGGCCTCAAATTGGCTCGTACTGGATAACTGCAAATACTCAATTCAACCTAACCAAAACCCAACCCAAAACCCATGAGCGATTACACCCCACAACCCAACACCTTCTCCCTGTTCGCAAACGACAAGGGCGACAACCCGAAACGCCCGGATTACAGGGGCGATGTGGTTCTCCCCGATGGAACCAAGATGCGCCTGTCTGGGTGGGTCAAGGAATCCAACGGCAAGCGATTCATCAGCGGTAAAGTAGAGCCGATCCAGCAGCAGACCAGCGGTGGAAATTTTGCACCCCAAGACGGTGATATGCCTTTTTAGTGTAAATTTGTGCCTTAGATACATTTACATACATAGCCCATTTGTAATTGCAGCCAAATGGTGCTACCGATAAAGGGTTCATTCTCTAACCCCTGCCCCGGCTGCTGCAATCAGTCGGGGTTTTTTTTTACCAATATGAGAGATTCATTCGTCTTTTACCGCTCCTTCCAAAGGAGCATCCAGCACCTCGAAGCAAGTGAGCAACTGGAGGTCTATCACGCAATAATTGCGTACGCACTCGACCAAGTTGAGCCTGAACTCACACGCTACTCACAAGCAGTATGGGAGGCCATAAAACCGCAAATCGCTGCTAATCAGCGTAAATACGAAGCAGGTTTGCGTGGTGGTAAACCAAAGGCTAACCAAGACCTAACCATACCCGAACCATCGGCTAACCTAATGTATAATGATAATGGAAATGATAATGAGAATGTAAATGAAAAGGAGAATGAAAAGGACAATGAAAAGGAGAATGAGAATGACCAGAGGTTTGACCAATTTTGGACAACATTCCCACGCAAGACTGACAAGGCAAGAGCCAAGCGTTCCTTCCTACGCCTAACCAAGACCGAGCAAGAACTGGCAGTCAGCAACATTCAACGCCTCTACTCCGAAACCCCTGCACAATTCGTTCCGCATCCTTCCACCTACCTCAACGGCAAGCGATGGGAGGATCAAGCCATCCAACGAACACCTAACTTCGCATACTCAAACCTAACCTCCGATGATGAACCACTACCAGTTGTCCGCTGAACGCAAACTGCTCGGCTGCCTAATGGACAAGTTCGTAAACCGAACCGTCCTCCTAACCCAAATTCCTGAACGCCTATTCACAGGCAACAACGTCCTCCTGTACCGGGCGATTGAGTCCCTCCACAAAGCAGAGCGAGAGGTGGATGTGGTAACCGTCTATAAGTACCTCGCAGACCAAGGCCAAGCCCATGTCCTACTGGAAGGCATCGACCCCGAAGCAGGGCTTGTAAGCAATTGGAAGACCTACGCATCCGACCTGCACGACCTTTGGAAGGAACGTGAAGAGGCGAGAATCATGGAAGAACTCGCCCATGACAGGGACATCCCCAAAGCCTTCCAACGCTACCAATCCATTCAAGCCGTTGAGTCCAACGCCTCCGAATCATCCGCTCACGAACTCGCCAAGGACTTTCTTGCTAACATGAACGAGGTCCGGGAAGGACGACGCAAGGACCAAATCTACCAAACCTTCATCCGACCGCTCGACAACATCTGCACCGGGTTCAAGCCATCCGAGTTCATCCTCGTGGGTGGTAGGCCTGCGATGGGTAAGACCCTGCTCGCCCTCCAAATAGCGATGAATCAAGCCATGGCCGATATTCCCGTCGTATTCTTCACGATGGAGATGTCCGCTGATCAACTGACCCAGCGGATGCTTTCCAACCTTGGAACCATGGACGGGTCTGCATTCCTCAAGCCCGACGAGCGAATCAGCACCGAGCAGTTCCTGACCTTGGCACAAAAGGCTGATCAACTCAAAGGGAAGCCCCTCTACATCGTGGACCTGCATCAAGCCAACCTCGACCGCATCGAGGGCGAGATAGCAAAACTCAAGGCCAAGTTTGGAATCGTTGGTTTCTACCTTGACTACTTGCAACTCGTAGAGCCTGCGAAGATTGACAAGCCCAAGCCCAAGATAGAGCAGATGACGAATATATCCAAGCAACTCAAAGCAATCTGCAAACGGCAAAAGGTATTCGGGGTCGTGGTTTCTTCGCTATCACGGGCAACCGAAGGCAGGTCCGACCATCGCCCCATCATGTCCGACCTTCGAGAAACGGGGCAACTGGAGTTTGATGCCGACAAAATCGCCTTCGTCTATCGCCCATACGAACACGACAAGAGCGCAGAGCAGGATCTGATGGAAGTAATCTTCCGAAAGAACCGTAACGGAAGCCTTGGAATTGCCCAAGTCCAATGCCAACTGCCCTACACCAAAGCCAACGAGTATCCGCTATGACCCCCGAATACACCCTGCAAGCAGCCTGCGTCAAGTTGTTCAAACTCTTGAAGCCCCACGAAGAAGGGAGGTTGTTCCTGAACCTCAACAACCCCCGAAGCCGAACGAACGGTCATTTTCTCAAGGGGATCGGCCTGACCGCTGGGGTTGCAGACATGACCTACCTCTCCGATAAAGGAGCCATCTTCCTTGAGTTCAAAGCCAATAAGGGCAAGCAGTCCCTTTCCCAAAAGTGGTGGGAGTCAGTCGTCCAAGAGGCAGGCTACCGATACGAGGTCATCAGGAGCGTTGAGGATTTTCAAAACTTAATTATGAAAACATGATAATTATCCCAATCACAAACGAACAAAGGGAAAGAGCCAAGGAATTGTATTCTTTTGACAAACTTAATGGGTCGTTTACAAAAGGAGAAGGGAATAAATATGGGGCTATTGGTGAAATAATTGTTTTTGATTATTACAAAAACAAAGGTTTTGACGTAAATAACAAAATTATTGGAAAAGATAAATATGAATACGACCTAATAATCAATGAATTTAAGGTTGAAATAAAAACCAAAAGCACAAACGTTTATCCTCAAGGGCGTTTTTTGTGCAGTATTTCAAACCATAATATTAACCAACAGTGCGATTTCTATTTTTTTGTTAGGGTTTTAGAAAACTTGCAAAAAGGGTTTTTGTTAGGCTATAAGTCAAAGAACAATTTTTTTGAGAACGCTGAATTTAAAAAAAAAGGAAGTACCGATATTAATGGATGGGTTTTTAAGGCCGATTGCTGGAACCTTCCAGTCAAAGATTTAGATAAATTTAAAAAGTAATTACAACCAATTAAACCAAACAACTAAACCCCCAAAACATGAGAAAATTAATTTTAGAACACAACGGCCTTTGCATCATTAACGCAACTCTGGAGCATACAGGCTATCAAGGAGGCGATGCAGGACACGGAGGATATGTGGCTATGACCTTTCAAGATATGGGGTCAACATCAATGGAATGCTATGTGAACGACGACACATCAAGGGCTGAGCCAGTAGAAAAGATTGAAATCGTTTTCCGAGGCGACGACGAAAGGGATGGCTTGATTAAGACACTCAAGGCCTTCGTGAAAGAATTGGAAGAAAACCCTACCTGTTAGGTCGCAAGTGTTGAATAGGTGTGTATATTTGTTCCATGGCCCGACTGCTACTGCTGCTCCTGCTGACCGCTTGCACCAACGACCGCCCATGGAAGGTGATTGAGGTCCGGGCCAAGGGTAACGCCTGCGAGTATGTGCTATCCCGAAGCAACGGATTCGGGCCACAGATCAAGACCCTGACCGATACCTGTGGGAGGTATCAACTTTTTCAAACCTTAAGCCTATGAAACGATTTTTAGTGTTTGCAGGTGATGCCTATTATCCTGAAGGAGGGATGAATGATTTTCAGGAGGACTTTGACACCTTGGAAGAGGCAAGAAGTTTTGAAACAAAAATCAAAGAAAAGTTTAAACTTTTATGGAAGGATAACTGGAAGGATTTCAATTGGACCGAGATTTGGGATTCGGAAACCCGAACCCACGTTTAATACCCAATCGGGTATAATGTATAGAAAATCCCAAAATTTATACGCGTTCGGGTATAATGAATGAGAAATCGGTCAATAAGCGCCCTTATCGGGTATAATGAATGATTAATCCGTCAGCCCACACGCTGACAAAACCTCCCCCATCGTCAGCCTATAAACTTACCAACCAAACCCCAACCCCATGAAAACCACACCAACCGATTTCCGACGCTGGCAACTGCATATCCGTAAGGAGTGCGTCAACTGCAACCGACCCGACAAATCCGAAACCATCAAGGCTTGGTCCGTGAACTGGACCCTGCTCGGTCGCATCCTTCAAGCCAAAAACGCCTGACCATGGAATGGATTAAATGCTTGGACCGGATGCCGACACCTTACGAGCCAGTCCTGATTTTCACAACCGACATGAACCAAGCCTACGCATGGCTGGGAGATGGACGCTGGTACTACGAACACCAAACTTGGTTCCTAATCGAAGTCA